CTACCTGATGTTACAGTTCCGTTATCATCTATATTGAATACAATACCATTTGTTTCAGCATCAACAAGATCACTTAAAGTTCCTGCTGGAATAGGACCGCCACCCTGGATAGTAGCACTAGTTAATGTACCAAAATTGTTTTGTAACGGATTAAATGAAATCGCAACATTAAGTGTTTGTCCATCAATTGTGAAACTTCCACTATATGGTTCGCTATAGGCAATTATTTTTGATCTTTCTTGGACCTTTAGTACTAAAGAACTAGAAACTCCTGCGGCATTACCAGCAAATTTTCCACTACCATCTACAGGAAGATTAACTGTTCCGTCATCTAGCAATCTATCTTGACTTATAGTTTCTGAACCTCCGGTCCATTCTAATATAACTCTTCTTTCGTACTGTAGCCAAGGATATGTACTAGCAACATTAGAAATGCTTGGATTCCAACTAGCGTTTGCGTAACCTGTCCAACCTTGTACTTCGCCTGTGCTGTCTCTTAAATATCCACCAAGTATAAAGCCTGATCTATCAACATAATCTTCAAACACAGTGTTCCAAGCAGTCGAATATCCTGGATTATTATAGAATGCTGTTGAGTTTGTTGTATCAATTGATAATGTTTCTTGACTAGGATTAATACATTGTACTACTAGATTATCTCCATTTCCGGCATTTTCTCCACGTTTATCTACTTCAACTCCAATCAAACTGCCGCCACCATCGGTTACAGCCTTGATAATGCTTCCTGTTGGATTTAATGCTAGGGCAGGATTGCCGTCTAGATAATTTTTGTATTCTGCTCTATTATATCTTGCTGATCCTCCACTGTCTGTGATATGATAACCTGATAAAAAAGTATAGGTTGTTGCCTGAGCACTTGCTGTTGAAACAGAATCTACTGCTCCATTATAATCTCTCTGAATTACATCACTAAACAATGCTTTATCTATCTTATGTAATCCAGGGCCAGGCCCTGCAGGGCCAGCATCGTAAATAAATCCAACCAATCCTTGTATTTTTGTTACGCCACTTCCTGTGGAAAGATTGCCACTAATTTGTATTCCACTTCCACTTGATGTAATTGTTGCTGTTCCTAGTTGGATAGTATTTGCTGTTAGTGTGCCTGAACTTGTAATTCCTGTTGCTGTTGTAGAAAGTGTTTGATTACCAATTGTTATTGTGTTTCCCGAAAGATATAAATCTCTAAATCTTTTGGTTGATGATCCAATATCATAAGCAACATTTGTATCAGGTACAATATTTCCTTTTACAGTTCCGTTTAGATTTATGTATGAACCAACACCATCAACTAGTGGTGTGCTGTCGTCACCTACCACACTACCTGTTAAATTACCAACAAAATTACCATAGTGTGTACCACTTATAGCGTCAACTAGTGTTGTGCTATCGTCGGCATACAAACTACCTTTCACGTCACCGATAACATTTGTTGTAATACTACCATCTTCAAGTGCTATAATTCGTGTGTAAACTTCTGTGAAGTTTGTGTTAACCTTATTGAAGGCAGTGTAAAGCGTATCTCCGTCGCCTGCTCCTGCACTTGTACCGGTGTTAATAGTTAGTTGTGCCATAGTAATCAGTTTCTCCGTTACTCATATTTATTCAATAAATACTATTACGATGCCAAGATTAAGTTTATACAGACCAGAAAAATCAGCGGACTATCGCTTTATTGACAAGAACGTTTACGAGTCTTTTCAAGTAGGTGGTACAGATATCTTTATACACAAGTATGAAGGACCTGTAGATCCCGGCGATAATGCTACCGCTTCGCAACCTCGCGGAACTAACGATATACCTGAAACCAAAATACAGGATCTGCTGTTTTTAGAAAATAGAGATAGAAAGTATTCAGATGACGTTTATACTATACGAGGAATTTACAATGTGCAAGACTTAGATTTTGATCTAAGCCAATTTGGAATGTTCTTGCAGAATGATACTATCTTTGTAACATTTCACATGAATAGCAGTGTAGAAAGTTTAGGCAGAAAATTAATGAGTGGTGATGTACTAGAACTACCACACCTAAAAGACGACTATGCACTTAATGATTTTAGTGTTTCACTAAAACGTTTTTATGTTATCGAAGATGTAAGTCGTCCAAGTGAAGGATTTTCACAAACTTGGTATCCGCATTTGCTAAGAGCCAAATGTAAACCAATTATTGATAGTCAAGAATTTAAAGAAATCTTTGATAAGGATTCAGGCGAAGGCACAGGGTCAACTATACGTGATGTGCTTTCAACATATGAAAAAGAAATGCAAATTAATGAAGCAGTTCTTAATCAAGCAAACGAAGATATTACAGGAGATCCAAACCAACCTGTTATAAGCGGGTATGATACAAAACAATATTTTGTTGTACCAACTGATGCACAAGGTAACGTGTTAACACAAGACGGATCTTCAAGCAACGTAACTGTTGACAGTTCAAGTATTAATGCCAGTGCAATTATTAAAACACCAAATGCAAACTTTTATGTTGGATATCTTACAGGTGACGGTGCACCTATAAATGGTGCTCCATACGGGTTTGGTAGCCAGTTCCCACAAGGTAGCAGTGAAGGTGATTACTTCTTAAGAACTGATTATTTTCCTAACAGACTGTTTAGATTTAACGGGAGAAGATGGGTGAAAATTGAAGATGGCGTAAGAGTTGAACCTATGACAAGTGATAATGCTAAGACACAACTAGGTACTTTTGTTAATAACAGCAATAAAAATACAATTAATGGTAAAGAAGTTGAAGAACGTCAAGCACTATCAAAAGCACTTAAACCAAAGGCGGATAATTAATGCAACATTTTTATGATGGACAGATTAGAAGATTTGTAACGCAGTTTATTCGTGTTATGAGTAATTTCAGTTACAAAGACAGTGCTGGTACGCTGAGAAAAATTCCTACCAGTTACGGTAATTTAACACGACAGGTTGCACATATTATTCGTGATAACAGTGAAAACAAGGTTATTAGTGCTCCTAGAATAAGTTGTTATATCACAGGGTTAGAATACGCAAGAGACAGAATACAAAATCCAACACACGTAAGCAAGGTTCATTTGCGTGAAAGAGATTATGATCCTGCAACTGGAGAGTACCTAGATTCACAAGGTCCTGGTTACACAGTTGAAAGACTTATGCCAGTACCATTTAATTTACAAATGAAGTGTGATGTTTGGTCAACAAATACAGATCAAAAACTACAAATCATGGAACAAATGTTGGTATTGTTTAATCCTAGTTTAGAAATTCAAAGCACTGCAAATTATATTGATTGGACCAGTTTAAGTTTGATCGAACTTTCAAGTGTTAATTTTAGTACCAGAAGCATACCACAAGGTGCTGATACAGAGATTGATATCGGTGAACTTACATTTACGATGCCTATATGGATAACACCTCCTGCAAAAGTAAAACAGATGGGAGTTATTCAAAAGATTGTTATGAGTGTTTTTGATGAAACTGGTAGCATATCTGATGGTATTATTGATGCAACCGATCCTATGGCAACAGTAAATGTTACACCTGGAAACTTTGGTGTTTTAATTCTTAACAATACGGCAAGTTTATTACAACCTGGAGAGGGTGTTACAGAATCATCATCAGGAGTATTTGACAGAACAAGTGAGCCAGTAAGTTGGTTCAAATTATTGGATCAATATCCAGGTAAATTTAGAGCAGGCTTATCAACAATAAGACTAGCAAAATCAGACGGTTCAGAGATTGTTGCAACAGCCAGTGTAAATCCTACCGATGATACACAAATGGTATTGAGTTTTGACAGTGATACCGTACCTGGAAATACAGTTTTAAGTGATAGCACAACCAGCAGAGGTACCATAGATGCTATTATTGACCCTACTAAATTTAATCCACAAACAGCAACACTTGCCACAGGCACACGTTATTTGTTGTTGTCTGATCCAAATCCAAACACGTTTGCTTGGCAGGACGAAGCAGTCGGTGCCGCAAATGATATTGTTACATGGAATGGTTCAAATTGGGAAATAACATTTGACGCAAGTGCAAATGAAGAACGTGCCGATTCTAGTGTGGCACAAGACCCTGTCTACATAACTAATACATATACGGGCGTACAGTATAAGTTCACAAACGAACAAGGCGCTTGGTTAAAAAGTTATGAAGGTGAATATCTAAAAGGGTCATGGCGACTAGTACTTTAAAAGATCGTAATATTGTTTGTAGTGGTGCATTGTTTTATGCACGTAATACCAAACGATTTTTATTCCTAGAACGTACAAAAACTAAAACCGCTGGACAGTGGGGACTGGTTGGAGGTATGGCAGAAGGAAACGAAACGCCTTGGAAAGCACTAGAACGTGAGATTAGTGAAGAAGTTGGTAAAACGCCACCTATTAAAAAAGTTATTCCACTAGAAATGTTTACATCAAATGATAGTAAGTTTTTCTTTCATACATATCTTGCCATAGTTGATAATGAGTTTATTCCA